CCGCCCTTCCACTTATAACCACCGCCAGTATCTTTAGCTTTAGTACCGGGTATAATGCCGCTCATTACGCCAGGGTTGAACGTCTTCGGCGCATAACCCGACCGCACAGGTCCGGGGTAGGCTTGCCCGAATGTAGTCCCCTTCATCATGTCCGCGTACCCGGCGAGTAAGCTGTTTAGCATCGACTGTTGCCTCGGCGTCATCAACGGGGCGTTCGTTAGAGTTATATCAGGACTTGTTGCTGCACCCATCTTACACCTCCACCGCCAACCGGTAATAGAGAGCTAAATCCCGATATTGACCGTTGGCGAAAACATACTTTTCTTTTAGGCCGACCTTCTTGAATCCGAGTTTCTTTAAAATCGCTTCCGAATCCTCATTCGGTAGGATCACATACGAGGAAAAACTATGGATGGAAAATCTCTTGATGATGTCGAATTTGATCTTTTCAAAGAGCGGACTCAGTTTATGCTGCGCCCGGTTCTTTGGGTCGAAAATGACCGCACTCAGTGTCGCGTTCCGGTAGGGCATTACACTATCGAACCAAACCGCGCCTATGGGTTCGGGCTTTCCCTGCTCGAATATCCCGTAGATGATCGTCCTCATGTCGTACAGCTGGAGTGCGATTTCGTTAATGCCAACCGAATCGTCAAAAATCCGATGGTGGATTTCGGGGGTCAAAAGCTGATTGATGATATAGTTCACCTGGATCATGTTCTTTTCTAAAAACTTAATACCAGCCATTTTTTCTCCTATGACGCCAAGGCCGGTGCCGCTTTCCATACCGGGTCGGGGGTACTGACGGTAACGGGAGACGATGTTCCAGTTGCGTTGACATCTAACGTTAAGGTTATAGCGGTCTTTTCCTTTATCATGTGTGGACCAGCGGCAAAACCAGCGCTTACCTCTACATATTCACCAATGAAAAAATCAGATGTATCAGTCATTCCGGTTATCGTTGGCGAATTCAAGGTGGTACTGCCGGTAGAGTCAGACGCATCGGAATAAGTGCCGGAGGTTACGCACTGCCAGAACGGAGTCCCACCCGCAGACGGTTCCGTATTCCAGCAGACGGAGCCTTTTCTATATGTTCCAGCGGAAAGTGGAACTGATGGGCCAGCGGCCCAGGTTCTTCCCATGAATCCAATAATTCTATTAAGGGACTTGAAAACCATAAAGTTGTTGTAGGTGCCCTCGTCGTTCACATCAAGTAGGTTAAAATTTCCTATGGCAAAGCAATATTGAGAATTGGAATTAAAATGAATGGGCCTACCATAAGCGAATGTTCCTTCCGTACGCGGAAAAAAATAAACGTTATTAGTCCCGCCTTCCTCTACGGCAAAGGCTGTCCAGGTCGGTTCAAAACATGGGCATATATATTTGTTATTATCGGGATTTCCATGAGCGCTTCCACTATTGGGAGAATAAATAAGATATGTCGGCGCCGTTCCGGTATATCTTCCACCCCAAAAAGTATTTTCGTTCACCCATCCCTGTGACGAAGGCGCAAGCCAAAGACAATAAGTTTCGCCCTGCAATTTGTTGAGATAGACCTGGTTGTAAACGCAGTAAAGAACATCTGCCTGCAATTTGAGTGCGGTGTGGAACCCCTGGCTTAGTTCAATCTGGACCGTGCAATCGCAAAGTTGACTCAAAATAATTCCGGGTAAGGTTGATGCACCACTGGTTTTGTAAACATTTATTCCGGTGACAATTATAAACTGGTGAAGTTTTCCGGCCCCTTGCTCTCCGATTTCCAGCGCGGTAATGTCTGCCGTTGTCTGAAAGACAACGCCCTCAAGATGGACCGTTTGATTATCCGTCTTTATGTTCAACTTCGTTGAGATGTTATAAACCCCGGGCGTACCCACAACGGTTTTCCCGGTATCAAAGGCCGCCTGGAACGCCGCGTCGTTTGTCGCCGCCGACGCGCCCGGGTCGGCCCCATAATCCCTAGGGTCAACTGCGGCTTTGGATTGATATTCCCAGGCAGAGGCGTCATGTTTTACCTTGAGAAGATAGTCAGCCACACCGAGGGATGAGAGTCCTGCCAGTGAGAAACTCCTGTCTGCGGATAGGTCCCCGCCGCCCGCCAATGGCGAAGTCGGCGAAATCGTCCTTGTAGTCGGCGGAGCCCCGACATCTGCGGCAGCCAGACCGTGCGCGGCAAACCCGAAGGTGGTAGCACCCAACGCCTTCAGGAAATGACCGATCGTTAAGCCCGCCCCCGTGTGTTTGGCACCGACAAGGGCATGGGCACTCGGCTCAGCACCGACATTGAACGCCCGGGTGAGATTGTCAAATTGATCCTTCGCGGACAGAAGGGCCTTATTGAGATTTTCGTCCTTCGTCCTGACGTACTTAAAAAGATTCCTTATGCTCATTTCTGCCCTGCGTAGTAGCCCCTGAAGATAATCCCATGGAGCTTCCAGCCCTGCGCGTTATTTGAGTCCTTGATCTTTACGGTAAACTCCTTTCCAAAACAGTCGATATCCCGGCATTCGTACCGCCGGGTTCCCGTGTTTCCGGTTCCGGGAACGGTATAGGAAAACTGATAGTTCTCGTTCATTTCATTGGCAAGATCCAGAACGAAGGTGATATTGTCGTCCGTCATTTTCTCAATGAGGAAGTCGGCCTGGAGGACGCGCTTGTTCCGGGACTTTTCCTTCCAGAACGTCGGCGCGGCCACGGCATTTGACTCATAGTTTGAAACGCCGTCCTGATAGCCCACGATCTTCTGCTCTTTGATGTATCCGTCCGTGTTTCCGATGATCGGAACGACGCTCAGGCCGTAGATTTTTCGCTCGTCCGGGGTAAAGTTGCTCAGGTCTTTCTCGAACTCTCCGTAGGACGAATAATTTTCAATCGTCAGCGCTTTCTTCGATATAAGTTCTTCAGATCTCACGTCATAGATAAGTTGAACATCGTTGTATGTGCTTCCGGATTTCGGGTAGGTAAGGAAGAGGTGTCCAAGGTGCGGGTAGAATCTGGCCGCGGCCCGGTAATAATAAGCGGGGTCGATCTGGTCGAGGATCAGCTTATTGAATTTCCGGTCGGAAACGGAACGGGGGACATCGCCCCGGATAAACCTCATAAGGCCCTCTTTGTCGAGGAAGAAATGAACGTCCTTGTTTCCGGTGAGCGTTCTGGCCGCCCACAGCCCGACCGAATCCGCAATGATCTCGGAGTAGAACCCCGGCGTCGGGTCTTCGCCGTAGATAATCCGGTGGATCGAATCATCGAGATAAACAATGATCTCGTTCTCCATGAGAAGGCCGCCCCGGATGACGCCCTTGGCGTCGATATCCAACTTGTATTCGTCGGGGAAAGAGTCGATGTCGCCCGGGTCCGATATCCAGACCCGTTGATAATATTCCACCGTGCTTTCAATCGTTCGCAGAAGGACAAGATGGGTCTTGTACTGGAGCAGGAACCGAGCCCTCAGATTATCGTCCAGGGGCGGGGTGAAGAGCTTGGCGATAGTCGCGCCCCCGTCCCAATACCAAATAAAGGTCGAATCGCTTTGGGTGAAGACGAAAATGTTCTCGATATTGGCAAAACTGAAAACGCTGTCGTTTCCACCGTTGGTGATCGTCCCCAAGTTGTACCATTCGCTGTCCGTCTTCAGGTAATAGAGGTTTCTCGGCGCGGCGGCCATGAGGTACTTCGCGCCTGTGCTGTATTTCCGGTAGATCGCTAGGCCCGTTATATTCCTGTATCCGTCGATGCCCTGCTGCGTTGAGATACTATTGAGATAGTCCGTCCCCCGGAGCTTTTCGATCTTCCCGTTCTTGATGAGGATATTGTTTCCGTTGACGAGATAAACAGACTGGTCTTCAGGGGGAAGAATTTCCGGCAAAACATCTAAATTCATCCCTTGAAAACCAATCAATTCGCCAAGGACTTCAAAATCCATCGCGTCTCCTTAAAAGATTTTTACCAGAAGGCCAAAGACAGTTTTCAGCGTTTCTGGACTCTGGAAGAGAATCCCCAAGAGGATGGCGAACCCGAAAACGACCCCGTACTTCGCGTACTTCGAGAGCTTGACCTCCAGCTTTTCCTGCCGCTTCTCAATCATTTCCAGGTCGTTTGTCGCCATCAGGAAGACCATTTGAGAAAGTAGCGAGAATTTCTCCTGAAGGCAGCGCCGTTCACTATTGGCCGGGCCGACCGGCTTTTGGATCGCCCTGATAAGGTCTCGGTATTTGTCGCTGTTCATGGTCATCATCTGTAGATGTAGAGTTTTGCCGATGCCGAAAGGCTCAGAAGGCCGAGGCCGCCGGGAAAGTCGTATCCGTTCGGTCCGAAGTCCCTATCGCCCTCCAACTTGTTAGTGGCCTGGGTCAAAATGGGTCCCGCAGAAAACCCCACATAAACCTTCCAGGAATAGACCTTGCCCGCATCGTTCGTGAGCGGTGTCCCGACAACAGTAATGGTATTGTCATCGGCGCGGGTTGCGACAATATACCAACCGACGTTAAGGCTGTTGGACTCGTAAATCTGGATCACGTCGCCGACCACTACGTTGGCCGCAGTGAAATTTCCCGCCGATGCGATTTGGTTGCTTCCCGTCACGGTGCAGGTCTGCGAATATTTTTGTGATCTTATGGATTGAAGGTTGCACGTCTTCAACTCACAGGCGTCTCCTGCGGCACTTGGATATAGAACGGCCTTCCTCACGCGGAAAGGACCGGGGACATAAACGCCGATTCCGTCCCAGGTGAAAACTTGCTGATTTGAAACGTTTGCCATAGTATCCTCCCTAAGTGTTCATAACCGTTTTTTCTTTGATCCAGGCGGTCACGGCAGGTGCTATGTCCTGCCAGTCCGTCAGGTCAGTGATATCGTAAGTCGTGATGATATTGCCGGCGGTCTTTTTGGCCGTCAGCTTTTCGGCGAGATAGACGGATTCGGTTTGCGTCTTCAGGATCTTCTTAATCCACGAATAGACCTCGGCCAGAAAACAGTCCTCGGAAACGGCAAATCCTAGACCGTGTTGATAGAATTCCTGGAGTCCGATTTCCTCGGTAACAAATTTATAGATTTTCTTGAAGAAGGACTCCTGGAGATATGCTTCTTCGGAGACCGACTTTAGTTTTACCTTGAGCGTCTGATAGGACTCGGCCAGGAATATGTCTTCCTTTTTTGGGATGCTGATTTTCTTGCCCGGCGTTCCCTCACTTGTCCCGATACTTTCAACGACCGTCTTGTATTTCTTGATTGTGATGTCAAGCGAGATATCGTCCCAGGACCCACGGCTCTGATAATAGTCGTAGGAATACCACTGGACATCGAGTTCGCAGTTTCCGAACCAGGCTTCACTCGGGTAGTAGGTCACATCACCGTCCCAACCGGACTTAACCCACGCCTCGAGCGTCAGAGTGTAGGTTCCGGCACTGCTCATATAGCTTTTGATGTCCAGGTTGTTCAGGATCGTGGCCCAATTTCCGTCGGAGAGATAACCGTCATAAAGAGTCCAACTGCCCCCGTAGGCCTTGGAAAGTGTCACTTTGAAGCGGGCATAACCTTGGTACGGACAATAAAGGTTCACCGACCCTTTTGCATCCAACGTCAAGGTTGCCGTGTGCGGTGTTCCATAAACTTCGATGGTCTTTTCTATCCAGGCATATTTCTCTATTTGGGAATCGCCGTAGCTCTGAATGTAGCAGTTCGGATCATCCAGGGTAAATCCGCCGTTCGACCAAGATCCGTAGGGATTTTCGATCTTGTCCTGTTCGTTCGTTCTTTCACAGGCAGACCTTACCTCCGTTTCAAGCCGGAGTTTATAGTTCCCCGCTTGGCTGAAATGCGCGAGAACGTCGTACTGGTCGAGGATATTCCCCCACCCGGTTTCGCCAGTTTTCGTCTCATTGGCAAGTTCCACCCAAGAGGTGTCCGGCTTCTGGAGTAAGACCTTACTTTTGACGACACCGTTGACATAGTTCTTGGCTACCGATTCGTATTTCCGCCAGGCCGTGACCTTCGCGGCAATCACGGTATCGACGACATTTATCTCCTGCCAAATTGTGAAAGTTTTATAGTCGGTACTTCCAGCCGGCGAATCGCCGTAAATATTGTCCCCGTCCGCGGTAAACGGATAGTTTATCGGTCCATTCTCCCAATACTGGGTATAGAGGGAGAAATTGGGATTTAGGAGCTTATTGGGCATCTTTCTTTCTCTTCTCAGTCACTTCCCAGGTTGTCGATTTTTTGGCGATATCATCCCATGGATTTGTGAGAATCCGATTTATGATATCGATGTCCCCGGTCAGTCTATCGACTTCGGATTGCAAGGTTTTCTCTTCAAACCCGATGGATTCCATCACCATTTTCTGTATGAAGATCCCGGCTATTTCACCTAGTGCGGATAATGCCGGATTGGATGAGAGTGTTAGGCTGGCAAAAAGTTCGGCTACAGCAGCCATGGAAATTCCACTGGCACTCAAGATCGTGATTGCGGCATAAAGATCGGCTTGGACAGAGGCCAATAAAGCGGGGCTGGATGACAATGCCAACTCCCCGAACGCTTCCTTGAACACGGCGATTGCGAGCGCCGGGGAGCTTGAGAGCGCCAGCGATTCATAAAAATCCGAGCCGCCGAGCGCGGCAAAAGCGGGACCGGAGGCAAGCGCCAGACTGACGAATAAATCGGCAACTGCTGCCATGGCCGCTGCTGTAGTGCTGGCGAGGGTCAACGAATCAAAGAAATCAGCCAGAGCGGACGCGGCTAACGCGGGGTTGCTCGCGAGTATCAGGCTCGGGAAAATGTTCAGAAGATAAGCCATGCTCACGGCGGGGTTGGACAGGAGCGTCAATCCATCCGAATAATCCATGCCGCCGATCATCGAAGCGGCGGGTGCCGAATCCAATCCGATGCTTCCGAGTAGGTCAGCAATCGCCGCCGGACTGAGCGTCGGGGTCGAAGCAAGCGCAACGCTGCCGAGTAAGTCCGCCTGAGAGTTATGGGAGAGGGCCGGGGTCGAGGAGAAGGTGACGCTCTCGTTGTAAGTCGCGCCGCCGCCAGCCGCGTAGGTGACATAGAGACTAAGTCTGAAATTATATGCCGTCCATGAACCTATCGTTGCCTGCGGAAACGTAGAATACGTATTGGAGACGTACGGCCCAGCATCCGTTGAGCCATCCCATGCTATATATGTTGCGTTGTTAGCCCTGTTGATAACAAGGAAATATTCTGTTGAGGCAGCGAGCGATGCTGTTATCGCTCCACCAGTCCACTCAGAATCCTGGGTTGGTTTGTTTGTCGGGGCCGTAAGCTCTCCGCTCGAAGAATTGGCTATTAATGCCTTTGGGTCTGCGTTACTATAGATTGCCAACTTGAAATTATTCGCAGCCCAAACACACGCCTTAATATTCGATGCCACCCCCGCTGCTCCCGGCATGGTCCAATTAGTTGCAATGGCATAGTTTGCGGAATTATTGTCGGAAGAAGCACCTATCGTAGTATACCCAAGGGTTAACCCTGCCGCGTGACGAACCGGATAGACGGCGGAATCGAGAAACGCCTGGGGGATCGTGACGGTTAATTTATGGCCGGGAACGTCAACATTCAAATCCGCCCAAGCCCACGCACCAATATTGTCAATGACCTTCGGGCGGTAGATATGGAAGGCTTTTCCGGTCCGATAATTCTTTCCACCTCTTAGGGAATAATCATTACTTTTTGTCGAATGATAAACAGCATATGAGCCGACGACATTCTCCGGCCTTATTGCCCCATGATCTATTCCCTCCTGTGTCAATGCCGGCTGATAAAAGAAATCCAATCCCGTCGTTTCAATCGGAAGGATGATTTTATTCGTCGGCGGCTTGGCCTTCAAAATAATCTCAAATTCCAGGCCGCCGTCCTCCATCTGTTTGTCCGCCGGAAGCGGATAAATCTTGAAGTCCAATAGCGGGGTAGTGAGTTGATAGTTATTATTTCCTAGATTGGAAAACGTGCGGCTGGCCTTGGTGATTGCCGAGACATCGAAGCCGACCTTGAACGAAACCTCATCATCCCATCGGCTGAGTTTAATAGAGGGCAGAAATTCCTGCGGAGTAGACAGTTCATCGCCAATTATAGTCTTGACGCTGTTCTTGTCCTTCGCCGGAATAGTGAAAATCAATCTATAAGCCTCCCGATAAACATATGTTTATCAGATACTTAGCTGGCCGTCAGGGTTGCCGTCACCGTGACGTTCAGAGTGTCCCCGCTGATAACCCCACGAGCAGCACTGAAATCGCCGACTCCGAGAAGCGTACCCGTCGCGCCGCCCTTGGTATTGTTGTCCTTCAGGAAAGCCCCATAAACATCGTCCGTGGCGTTGATGTTGAATACTGCCTTCGACGCCGAGTTATCAACGCTGACTGTCGAGGTTCCCGTGATGCTGCCAGGCGTCCATGCCGGGTCTGTGGCGTTGCTGTACGGGGTTATCGTAGCCCAGGATGCGTGACTCGCCATCGTGTCGGCGATGACGGGCGTTCCCGTGTCCTTCAGGCCGACATACCAGAGGGGTGCAGCGAGTCCGGTCTTGAGCGTGGCGTCCAAGTATTTGGTAGCCCCTGCCGTCACCACCATGTTGTCGAACTCTTCCGTCCAGACGACCTTCCCGTTGCGGACGCACTCGACCTTGAAATGATGTTTGACCTTCAGATTGAGTTCGATGCCGGCTTTCGCATCCAGCGCGGCTCCGCAGCCCATAGATGGTTTGCTTTTTGTTTCAATGCTCATTTTTTTCTCCTTACGCAGACCGCTTGACCTGGCACTTGTAGGTGAATTCCAAAACTTCCGTCTCGGCCAACGGGATCGCCGTGAAGATCACCCGGTTGAACGCCGTGCCGCCGCTGGTTCTGGCGCAGTATTCCTTGACCGACCAGCCGCCGGCCGGGGCCGTGTGCTGAGAGACGAGTTTTGCCGTGTCGTTGGTGATCGTGGTCGTCTCCCGGCTGAAAGCTCCTGTCTGCTCATCGAGGGCAACCTTGCATCCGGTATCGCCGTCGGCAGGTGCGGTATTGTCCGACCCGATCTGGCCCTTGGTGAAGGCCAGTGCCGTGCCGTCACCCCAAAGCAGGGCGGTCTGGCCGACCCCGGCGAAAACTACGAGGTTATCCTTCACCCAAAGTAGTTGCTTGGTGCCGTCCGGCAGGATTTTCCGCGCCTCGAGAGTTCCCTTGAGGTAGATTCCCCGCCCCTCGTCGAAGTGAAGGGTTTTTCTCCGAAGAAAAGCAAATATTTTCATGTTACGTCTCCTGAAATTGTGGGAAGAAATGAACTTTAAAGTCGGATTCGTATTCGTCCCAATTTTGGAACCGCATCTTGGCTGCCTTGAGCCAGTGCCGGATATTGTGAAGCCGGAGTGCGTTCCGCTCGTCGTCAAAAATGGTTCTGTATTCCTTGGAATACGCCATCTGTCCGATTGACTGGGCCGCGTCTTTCGCCATGCCGAAGATATGGAGGTCCGGAAACCGCTTCATAAAGTAGTCTTCTTCTTCGTCGTCGGTTATCACATCCGGCATCCCGTTATAGACGAGCTTGATTTCTTTCCCGGCGGTATCCGGCCACGGCTTGAGCTCGAACTCGACACCAGCCATTCTCCACCACTGCGGGGTCCCGGTCTCATCGACTTCATGGATTATGTCGAGGCTTGACCTGGGCGATTTATCGATTACGAGGCTGTCGTAAAAGACGGTCAGGTCGTCGATAAAATCATCCGGTAGCGCGTATTTGCCCTGGAGTGCTACGGAGCCGTCCTTGACCGTCGCCTCTTTGTAGAGGAAGTACAGGCCATTGAACCCGGCGGTGATGAAATCCATGGCAACCTTTGTCCGGACGTTTTTGATCCAGCGACCATGCTTTTCGGCAGAGAACGTCCGTCCATCACACTTTTCCTCAACGCTTGCGCGGATGTCCGAGTATTTCATGGCCCCTCCCTTTTGTTATTCGGTCTTTTCCTCCACGGAAACGCCCTCTTTCTTGGCTCGGTTGGATTCCTGTAATCGGTGTCCAACCATGTGCATCTTCAAGCCCTTTCCGCCAAGGTCATTTGGGAATTCCTTGTTGCAGACCTCGCATTTGGAACCCGGCTGTTTCTGCGTTTGTTTCCCGATCTCTCCATGAAGCTGATCCGTGCCTACGGGACCCCGGAACACTTTCTGCGCGTCCGGATTCGGCGGTTTCGGGGTTTCCGCATTGATTTCAAAGACCTCATGCCGCTTGTAGGCCGGGGACTTGCGGAGCGCCTCGATAATATCCTGGTCCGCGGTCGTGTAATTGCCGTTGTCGAACTGGGCGATGACCGCGGGGATGATGAATGGCTGTTCCCCGTAAAATCCTTTTCGTTCGGGCTTCACCTGGATCGAGAGCCGGATGTAGGGTGAATGAAAGGTGACTGGTTCAGCCATGTTATTTCCCCCGCTTCCGGAGGTTCTCCGGAACATAGCCGAGTGTCGTCTTGGCGCTCTTGCGGGCGCTACTGTAGGCGGCGGCTTGAGCCTGATCTTCCTTATGACCAGCCTTGACCATCTCCTCGATGTTGTGGCTGATCGTTCTCTGGCCGTAGCCAGGTTTCAGTGGACTCATAAAAGACTCCTTAAAAAAGATTCAGACAAGGAGTCCTGGTCGTTATTTGCCAATAGCTAGAAATCGGACGTCGGCACAACTCGTAGCCAGGTTCGTTGTGGCTGTGATCTCGGCGAAAACGGCGGTATGTCCGGCAGGGGTCCAATAGGCCAGGACTTTCTTATTCGTGTAATCGTAGAAGAAGAGATACCCGGCCTTGGGTTCGATGATGACCATGTGCAAATCTGTCGGAAAGACCTTGCTCATGTCGCACGGTTCGCCGTTCGTCGGATAGGAACTACTAAATGTGAATTTCCCGGTCACAATTTTGTAGTTGTGGGCGCATTTATCGACCATTCCCTTGTCTTCTTTGTAGGTAATGATGAACGCTGACATCGTTTTTCTCCTTAATTCGAGAAAGTAAGGGAGGCCGGTTTACGCCTGGGCTTTCGAGCCACTGTGGTTACGGCCACTTGCCTTACCCGGCCTCCTTCAAAAAAGGTTCAGACCCTAAAATCAAACAACGCCCTTGACGATCCCGTGCAGTTTCGCCTGGTGGAATTCCATCCCGATCGTGGCGGAGTATTCGTCGATGTACTTGTGGACGTTCTTAGCCTGGACGTTGAGTTCGAGCTTGAAGTCGGAATCCTGGAGGTAGCGATAGACCATCTGCGAGGGATCGAGGACGAGTCCTTTGCCTGCGTGAGGCCCGGTGAAGTGGCGGTCGAGCGCGAGATCAACGTCGCCGTTGGCGGAGTGGTAGGTGCGGACCTTAACTCCGTACTTGACGGTCGAGCCGGGCTCAAGCCGCTGTTTGCCGGCCGCGAACTGCGAAATCTGGCTGTTGATGAGCGGGCCGCAGAAGAAGATTCTGTCCTTCTCCGAGTAGGTGAAAACGTCTTTCAGGAACGACTCGAACGCGGATTCCGTGAGCGCCGCGCTTGACATATCCAGGGTCGGGGCGGTCGTGCCGAGGAAGTAGTAGATCCCGCCCGTGGCGCGTTGGGGATGGGTGCCGGAGGTAATCTCTTTCGGCTCACCCCACAGGAATTGACTTTCGATGTCGCGCTTGAGCTCACCCGCCTTTTTGTTGCGCTCGAAGTTCCGGCGGTTTCCGCCGTAGGTTGCGATCTTGTCGGCGGTCTCGGTGAATTCCACGGCCTTGGAGAAAATCTGGACGTAGTTCTGTTTCTTGCTCTTTGCCGTCACCAAGCCTTCCGGCGTGGTGTAGCCTTCTTCCTGCGTCGAACCGAGTTTGTAGAGGTACTCGTTATCGACGATGGCGCCGGCTGCGGTCGTACCAAATGCGCGAACGACAACCAGGGTGTGCGTGGAGTCGGTAATTCCAGTAACAAGAATTTTTTCGCCCGTACCCACGACGAGGAGAATGTCGTTGATCTGGAAGATCCCGCTTGTGTCGGTATCGACAACGAGAGAGGTATCGCCTGCGCCGTAGTCGGCGTGGTTGATCTGCGTGTACTGACCGAGCAGGTCATCCTCAAACCAGATGAACTCGGTATCGCGGGCCGCGGCCTTGGACATCTTGCCCAAGACCGTGAGAAACGGCGTTGTGTTGGGCTGAAGCTCGAAGATCATGTCCCGTACGTCGAGCTTTTTTATGCCCGCTTCGTACTTGGCTGTATCGAAAACATTACGGACCTGCGTGATTGCCATGTCTTGACTCCTTAAAAATAATCAGAGCCAAGAATCGTCTCCTTAATCACTGAGCCTATCGGAGAGAAGAATCTGCTCCTTGATGATTTGTGCGGCAGTTTTACCCTCTGTGCCGCCAGTCGCCTGCTGTCCGCCGCCGGATGCGGATGAGATACCGGCCGGCTTTGCATGGGCCGCGATAATCTTCAGCGAGTTTGGGTCGATGTCGCCGAGGACTTCTTTCCGGAGTTCCTCGATATCTTCCTTGCGCTTGGTTTCGGCCCGCGCATAGAGTTCCTCAAGATTCGCGTTCGGATCTTGGAGAGAAAGCTGGTGCATGATTGGCCGGAGTTTCTCGAATTTCTCCGGGTCCTTTGCCATCAGTGCATTAGCCTGGCGGTAGGCTTTGTCGTATTCCTTGTCGGCCTCTTCCTGCCGGATTTCCTTCTTGAGTTCTTCCCTCCACTGTTTCCCGGTGGTTTGCATAAACGCATTGAATTTGTTCTTGTCCTGGACGAGTTCGTAAGGATCTTCGACTGCCGCCGCCGGCTGAACCGGGGCCTCGAAACTGCCTGCCCTTCTTGGCGGGGGTAAAGTCGCCTGCAACTTGGAGACTCGTAATTCTTGACTCAACTTCGTGTTCTGTTGCTCCAGACCCTCCAGGGTCTTGACGATATCTGCGGCGCTTTTGAATCCCCTCTTCATGGCAACTTCACGAAGCTCGGGAATCTGCGATAGGTCAAGCGGTTCCGTTACAGGGGCCGGACCCTCACCAGCGCCAACATCGCCAGCCTCGAGATCAACCCCTTCTCCCATATTAGGGATTTCAGGCTGATCGTCTTCCAAGCCCGTATCGGCACCCTTTCCCGTATCAGGGAGGCTACCGCCTGGGGCTTTCTTTTTTGTTTTGTCTTCTGCCATTTTTCCTTTCTCCTGACCATAAAAGGCCGAGAGGCTAGATGTTGTATGTACGACTACCCATTACCACAATTTAAAGACAATGTCAAGTCCTAACATTGGCAGGAAATGGTAAGTACAGGAAGGGATCGTTTTCGCCGAGCCAAAAAAATTAAGAGAATCGAGAAAGAAAGACTCAGCTAGGGAAAGACTGAAACCAACCCCCTTCATGGGATACCCATGATCTACGGTATTATTCTTTCTTCTCTTAAGAGAATATTAAGTTAATAGTTAATGTAAAGAACTGCGGAATAGATCGTGAATAGGTCAGGAGTTACTCCTGAATTACTCGTGATTAACTCCTGAATGACTTATCCAATAAAGCATTGAATATTTAGTGTCCATAAATAAGGACAGTAAAAGAAAGAAAAGTGGGAAAAATAGACTACTAATTTAGTAGTGTATCCCGGAAAAATCAGAAAGGGATCGTTTCACCTATGTGGAGTAGGGGAGGTAAAAGAGAAGGGGGGGTAGGCCGTGTGCCAACAGCTGACGGAAGGAATCGTTACGCCAAGGGCCGAGGGAGTCACGGGGTCCGCATCCCCCCATGCGTCCGCCAGCGCCCCTGCGCGCCCATTCCGATATATCTATTCCCGTGATATTTCAGGCTTTTTAACCTTATTCCTTTATTATCAATAACATACTGGTTTACATAATAGTATTTATACGACACTGGGCTCTTTTCTTATCTTAATAAGAACATCGTCCCCAGCCGGCTGATCCTGGGGGTAGTCGAGCGGTCTCATAACCGATTTTCCCCATACTGTCCGGAAACGTTACACTCTGTAACGAAACCGTACACACCTAATTATCCAAATATTTGGATTTCCGATTCAATTATTTGGATTTTCCCTGATTTTCCCCTATTATTTTAAGATGTCAATCTTTTTTCTTGACAATTCCTCCTGCTGGCATTACCTTTTTAGTGGAGGTAAAAACAAATGAAAGATAAAAAGAGTAAAGGCCAGATCGTGAGCTTTATGGGTATCCGGCCAGTACCAGGCTCCTATTGGACAACTAACCGACATGATTGCCTCGGACGCGCTCAGGTCGAGATTATGATTAACTCCGACGGCACGTTTGAAACTTTATGCCCCACTTGCATGGGCCATCCGACAGTATTTTTTGAGTGCGGTCAATTTTCCTTTATCGGAGAGACGGTTATATCCTCCTCTGAAGAGGTCTAAAGACCGAAACGGCCTTCGGGCCGTCAGGAGGTAAAAACAAATGAAAAAGCGAATTTCGACAAGGCAGGTCGGAGACGGAAAACTGCCTAACAAGTACTGGGTTTCTGTCTTTGATGATTTTCTTTACTACGACACAGAAAGCGGCTCCTGGGAATGGGATTCAGACCGGACAAGAGAGGAAGCACACGGAAAAACAATCGCTGTTTTTTGGTCTTATGCGGGAGCCAGAAACTTATTTGATTCTATCGTGTTAGGGGAAGAACATGGCGGAATCCTAGTCCGGGGAAAAACAATCGAGGACCGATTCTCCGGCGAAGTCTGCCGGGAGGTTTTCCAAGAGGTCAAAACCTGTGAGCCGTTCTTCGAGGAGAGCTTGTCATTTACAAAAAAGAAACTCGAAGAGGCCGGCCAAAAATTTGTTTGATTTTTCCCCCTCTGAAGAGTCAGGCATGACGAAACGCCCGCGAGGGCGTCAGGAGGTAAAAATGGAAGAAATAACGGTCAAGTGGTTTTTAGGGATGGACGGTCCTCAGAATTATGAGGGCCATTTTTCCAGTCTGAGGGCTGCGGCAATACGGGCTCAAGAGGGCCGGAGATATGGCTACTACGTGACGGTCAAGATCGAGTCCGGGCCGGTTGTCTATCAGATTTGGGGCTGAGCATGGCTAAATGCAAATTATCAACAATCACTCATTTGGGGTTTGAAATCCTGCATTATCACGCTGGGCGAGTCATTGTCTTTCAGGCTTATTGTGGTAGTTCTCCGGTTCGGATAGGTGATGAGGCTGGACGAAAAATCCAAAAGCAAGCTATTCTAATTGACGGGGAGAATCCTCTATCAGAAGAAGAGAAGGGCTGGCTGTGCGGGGTTGACCATGCCTAAATGCGACTTCTGCAAACAGGAAAAGCCGCTCAAGGCAAGCGGGCGCTTGATCCACGCTAGGCGAGAATTTAAAACCTATGCGGGGGAATCCAAGTACACCTATTTCTCGGTCTGTGGCAACTGCCTCGGCCGATTGGACTTGGTAGAGTACGGCCTCGAAGTCCTCGACGACGACGGCCAGCCTTTAGAGCTTGAACGTGCGGCCTGGCATGAGGAGCAGCCGCGGCCAGAGATAGCCGCAGCCGTCAAGGGCCGTCAAATGACGATCGATGAAACTTTGCAATTAAAACTTTTTTAAAGGAGGTTTTTAAATGATTCAGAAAGGTCAAAAGGTCCACTGTATTCTTTACGGTGGAAAGGATGGGATTATCTTTGAGATCCACGGGGAACAACACCCGGAGACAATCAAGACACTGGGCGGCGGGTGCATGGTGATGGGCGGGTCCGCGTCCTTCGATATCGTCTTCGAGGACCATATCAGCCGCGGGGTCCCGGAGTCGATCGTCCATGGCGTACAGTGGCGCATTTATGACGAGATCGCCACGGAGGACGAGATCAAGGCCGCTCTCGAGGCGGCAGGGAAGGCCACGGCTGACCGGGGGGCAGCAGCCAAGGCCCAGGCCGAAGCCAAACAAAAAGAGATTGAAGAACTGCCCGGCCGGTTTCCCTATCTCATCCCTAAGTCAAAAGCAGGCGGCCTGTCTGATGCCGCACTGGGCGCCAAGAACATGAAGGCCGAACTGAGCAAGGCGTTTCCAGGCGTCAAGTTTTCTACTCGCTCCGAATACTACAGCGGCGGAAATGCCATTCGCGTTTCATGGACCGACGGACCGACAGAGGAAGAGGTCAAGACGATTTCCGACAAATACCAGGAGTGCAGCTTTGACGGGATGACCGATTCGACCATTTACCTTGACACGGCCTGGCCGGAGGCGTTCGGAGGTGCGAATTATGTCACTGAATCCAGGCACGAAAGCCCCGAACTGATCCGGCGGGCAGCTGCACAGGATTGGAGTGTCGGCGTTGAGGTCACGGAAAAAGGGGAGATCATCGGCTTGACCCAAGCTCAGAAAATGGACGTTTACCGCACGGCCCGGAAAATGAGCGCTATACCCGAGATCAAGGCGAACCCCGGGAACGGAAACGGCCATGGCCCAGTAAGCGAGAAGACCGTCCGCGAGAACAAAGAAAAGAACGGCGTCGAGATCCTCTTCCCGGCTAAACCGGCAGCCGAGGTCCTCGACAAGCTGAAGGCGAACGGCTGGCGCTGGAGCCGGTTCGCGGGGTTGTGGTACAACCGAAACACCCCGGAGAATCTCGAATTCGCCAAGGGATTGTAATTTCAAGGCCCCTTCCCGGGGCCGATTTTTACCTCCAGGCCCGGTGCCCTCGGCCGGGCCACTTCTACTCTTGACAGGAGCAGACGGAAGGACGATATTGTAAAGGAGGACAGAATGAAAAGGCGGGAGAGAAAGGAACTAGACCAGCTGATATTTCAAATGATTACCGGGCTTTTGGCTTGTCTAATAGATCCAATAAGAAATGATAGTGATTCCAACAAAACGTTAGGGCTAATATCTGATCAACTACAGTTGCTAGTAAGGGGAAGGAAAAAATCGGCAAGGAAAAAATGGAAGATGAAATGGAGTTGGAAAAAATGAAAAGAATAAAACTAAAAGAATGGCCTGAAATTCACGAACTAAAAGAGGTAAAATCAATTCAGCGCATACTTAATTCATTAAGAGGCGCCCGAATGGAAATTTTAACAGGCTTTAAGATACCCAAGAGATATTTAGGGATTAAAAGGACAAGGGGAAAATGAGAAAACTAATCTTCATCCTGGGGCTGGTTCTTCTTTTGGTGGGTTGCCATGAATCCGTGACCGGGCCGGACGTTGAATTTAAGGCACTCGAAATCAAGTCTTTTAATGTCGAGCCCCAGGAAATTATTATTTGGTCGTCGGCCATCTTGACTTGGGAAACGAAAAACGCCCTTTCGGTTTCCATAGACCAAGGAATCGGGAGGGTCGAGGCGGCCGGGTCTTGTAAGGTGAATCCGGAAGAGGGGACTTGGTACAAACTGACGGCCCAAGGGATTAAAGGCCGGGCCTCTGTCTCGGTATTCCTTTCGGTGATCCAGCCAGCAGCTTGCACTAAATTTTCAACAAATTATGCCAAAAACGATGATTATTGAGATGCGTTGATCGTGCATTTCTCGGGGAAAATGGGGGGATAAGGGATGCCGAAGAGGGGACTCGAACCCCTCAAGAAATTCGCGTTATCTCATTTAAGACGTGCGGCTTACTGGAATCAGAGGCCGGAGCGTTTGATCTAATTTTTCAACAGTCTGCCTCTGTTCGGCAAGGGCGGGGTGAGTATATTTCAGCGTTGTCTTGAGGTCTGCATGGCCCAGGACCGCCTTGGCCGTGGCAAGGCCGGAGGAGGCCGAGACGATCGTTGAGACCGTATGCCGGAGCTGGTGGAAGTGGAAGTCCTCGACCCGGGAGAACTTTCTTATCTCTCGGACTGCATAGAAAATGGCGTTCGGGTTCCTCCAGGAGACAGGGAAAACAAAGTCGGCCCGAGAGCGCTGCCGGCCGATGATGTCTAAGGCTGAACGGTTCAACGTCGTGATCCTAAACGATGGGGCAGCCCGGGCTATGGTTCGACGCCGGCTCTTTGTCTGGCTGATCGGGAAATAGATAACATCGTCCCGAATCCATGACCGCCGGAGGTTCAGGATCTCCGACAACCGGAGCCCAGTCATAAGGCCGAAAAGGATCAGGTCATAAATCACGCGCTGAATACTTGTCTTGGCCTTTGCCTGAATGTCCATGGCCGCGGTAAGGACCGCCGTGATCTCCTCATTAGAGAGAGCCCGCCGGCTGGGGTCCTCAACGAAAGGATGATAGGATCTAGCCGGATTGTCCGTGATGTAGCCGTCCTCGAGGGCCTGGTTGAAGAGATGCCGAAGGAGCTCGAAGTACCTATTGACGGTCGAGGGTTTAAGACCCCAGGAGAAAAGCGCCTTTTCAAGTTTCTCGATCTGTCCGCGCCCGATCTCATGGAGGCTACCGTCTCCCCAAATCTTGATTATCTTCTCAAGGCGCTGGCGTTCCCGGTCCCAGGATTTTTTATTATGATTGCGTTCAAGGTATCGGTGGCAGTATTCGACAAGGCCGATTTGCTTTTGAGAGATAGGGGGAAGATTGAAATGACGGGCCAGGATTTCTTCTTCGACCTGCTTTGCCCGGCCGGAAAGAAATGCCTCCTGGCCGCGGCGCAGCCGAAGGGCCTTGTAATAAACCCGGCCCTCGATCATCTTCTTGAAATAGTAGCGGTTACGAACGATATAGACGGTCATAAAGACGATGACCCAAGAATTCTCTAGCGTTTTCGTTTTTGAATTTTTCTGGCTCTTTCTCAATGGCTTGGACTATTAGAAAATAAGCCTCCGGGATTCCGAGGCCCGCCGCTAATCGCTCTCTCATTCTCTGCCTGGGATTAGTATGGTCATTTCTAAGTTTGCTTATATATGGCGGAGTAAGTCCGGTTTTTCGCGCAAGGGTCGTTAGGCTCTCGCCCTGGGCCTCCATTAGCTTTATAAGGGCGATCCCAAAATAACTTCCACTCGGATTAGATTTGCCCTTAGGCATCGAAACCTCCTTTATGTATATAGCAATAATAATATAGTGACAAAAATTGTCACTGTCAAGTCCGTATATTATCGAATCAAGAAAAGGTCAAATAATATATGCAAATAAATTTTCTATGTCAATATAAGATACGGATACTTTGGGCGCCCCTATTGACATTTACTGATATTGGCATTATATATTAACCATGAAATCTCGGATAACTGAAATTCTTCTGGAGAAGAAAAAATCGAAGGGGTGGTTGGCCCGGGTGACAGATATCTCGAGGCCGTACATCAGTCGTCTCGCGCTAGATAAAGCAATCCCGAATCTATACACGGCGTACAGGATCAGCCACGCCCTTGGTTGCACGGTCGAGGAAATCTGGCCGTACTCGGAAGATTAAAATGAGAGTCGTCTTCTGTCTGATCTGCAACGGGGCTGGAAAGATCCCGAAGCCTCCACGGGAAAGTTATTCAGCGACTTGTGAGACGGTTATCTGCCCGGGTTGCAGGGGGACGGGCAGGATGATGTTCATGGAAGCGATTAACGAAGTCCCCAAAGCCACGGAGGGGAATAAATGACGATCCTAACCTTCCACGAAGCGGCGGCGTTCCTGCGGGTCAGCGAACCTCACCTCCGGCGAATCGTAAGGCTGACGGACATTCCAAGAAGGCAGACAGGCCCGAAGGCGCGGGTATTCTTTGTCCAGGAGAGGCTTATTTCATGGTGGGACCGGGCATCCATACCGACACCGATCAGCGTAAGGACCGACACTTTTAAACTTATCAGACGAGCCAGGCATGGCGGCCGAGTACCGCTCAATACAATGCGGCGGTCGTTACAGCCGCCGGATACCAAGGTCCTTCGGGGGAAGCTTCCTCTCGGGGCCGAGATCGAACAGCGGGGGAGTAATGTTCCGCAGTCTCCGGAACACCTTCCCCGCTCCTGGCAAGAATAACAATGCCATTCTCCCGCCCCTATTCGGGCGGTTGTGGAATTTAGGAAATGGGGACCCCGGGCGGGTCCCCAAAAATATGGAAGGAGGAAAAAATGTCTCAACTTCCGGGCTTGTGTAACCTTGATGCCATATACGACAGAGTAACAGATCAAACGATTACTGATATCCGCATAGATAAAAATAATTCTTTTTGGTGTGTATTAAATCTTAGGACAGGGAAGGCGCAGATTGGCGTCCCTGAGAAAATTTACAAAACTCATGGCCATGAGAAGCGTGCCATTTTGAGACTCGGCTTGTTTCTATTTGATATGGAAATAAGGCAATGGTTTGGCGAATTCAAAACAGATGGAAACGGAAAACTTTTGATGGCCAAGGGCTGGTCTAAAAGAAAAGTTGATAATTTTAACAAAAAATTTCGATTCCCAAAATTGAAGGGAGGAAATAATGGACGACGAAAAGAAAAATAAGGGAACGGCCTTGGTGCCGACTCAGGCCGAGATCATCGAAACCACAGACGACCTGCTGGCAATCGCACAGAGGCGTGTCGAGTTCGTCGGTAAACTGATCGACATGAGCCTGGCCCGAACGAGCTACCTGGACTGGGTGAACCAGCAGGGCAAGCCCTACCTATTGCACTCCGGCGCCGAGAAGGTTGCCCGTCTATTCGGGGTAAAGCTCTCGGACGTAAACAGCCGGAAGGAGTGGACGGAGGATAGCACGGGCCGCTATTACATCTATGTCACGACTGGCCGAGCCTCACTGCCCGGGAACTACGATTCGATCGAGGCTCTAGGGACCTGCGGCCAGCGGGACAAGTTCTTCGCCTGGGAGACTCTTTACAAGGATGGAAAGAAAATTGGCGGCAAATGGAAGGACACCGGAGATATCGACGAAACAAACGTGATGAAGGCAAGCTACTCGAATTTCGTGGTCAATGCGATCACCCATCTTCTTGGACTACGAAACCTGACCTGGGAGCAGCTGGAAAAGGCCAAGATCGACATTAAGAAGATCCTGAAGGTTGAGTACCAGGACCGGAAACCAGCGGCAGAAGGCACCACGGGAACACCACCCGCCCCCGCCAAGCCTGCCGAGTCGCCAGCCACGGCCAAGGAACCCCCACCGGCAGCAATCAAGAACCCGGCGCCGGACTCAGAAGAGAGAACCTTGGACCAAAAAAAAGACGAGATTTGGGCTATCTGCCTTGAGGTCGGCGGGAATGAGGAGGAGGCCGGCTACCAGCTTGCAAAGCTATCTTACTTCGAGGACAAAGAGGGGAAGCCCCATGCACTCAATAACAAGACTGAACTAATGAGACCCGGCATCAGGCTGAAATGGACAGACCTTCTTCTCCACAAGGCCCATGAATTGAAGAAATCGCCAGCACCGCAGCCGGAAGAACCGCCGGATGACGGATGCTCGTTCTGAGGATATGACCATGAATGAAACCATAACAGCACTTGAAAAGCGGGTGACGGAGACGGTTGCGGAAGCGACCGCGATCATCATTCGGGACCAGGATAGCCTCACGCGGGCGAACGAGAAGACGGTCGGGCTGAAAATCCTTATCAAGTTTATCGACGACACCTTCAAACCGCTCTATGACGCGGATCGGGCGAAGGCCGCGATGACAAAGGAAACTTGGGATCGTTTCCGGGTTCCTCCGGATAAAGAATATCGGCGGATAAAGGCGGATATCGGAACCTTCCTGGAGCAACAACTTCAACTGGCAAGAGAGGCTGAACATCGCGCTTGGGTAGCCGAACAGGAAAAGATTAAGGCCGAAGCGGAGCGAAAGCGGATTGAAGAAGAAGCGATCCGCAAGGCAGCGGAGGCCGAGAGCAAGGGTGAAAACGAGAAAGCCGCCGCGATCCTGGAGAAAGCAGTAGCGAAGGAAGAAAAGCTGTCGGCAAAGATCGACGAGGCCGCAACGGTAGCCGGCTATGTTCCCCCGCCGGTCAAGACAGTCGGCATATCTACCCGTGAGGACTGGGACATCGAACTCCTCGACATCAACCTGGTTCCCCGCGAATACCTTATGTTTGACGAGGTGAAGGCCCGAAAGGTCGTCCGGGCATCGAAGGGCGCCGTACAGATCCCCGGCGTCAAGAACATCAAAAAGACGATCGTTTCGCAGAGATAGCCGATGATCGACCTAGTAACCCGGCTGGATGAAGCCACGGCGAAGCGGATAAAGATTTATCCGCATCCGAACAACAGGGCATCAGAGGCGGGCCACCCGTGCGAGAGATTTCTCGTAGCGGTCCGGACCCATGGAGACAAGAAGGCGCTACACAGTGTCAGCCTCCAGAGAATATTCGACGAGGGCCACGTCCATGAGGCAGCCCTTTTGCGCGAACTCGAGGACGCAGGATTTGAAATCAAGGAGCAGGAACGACCGTTTGAATGGAAGGAATTTGAACTGTCTGGAAGGATAGACGGCCAGATCAAAACGAGCGAGTTTCAATCTGGCCGCCTGGATCTTTCAGGTTTGATTCCACTCGAATTAAAAAGCTGCTCCCCGAACTCTTTCATGGCCGTAAAGAAAATGAACGGTCTTGATTTTATTCGGGCGAAGCAAAGCTGGCTCCGCAAGTACCCTGCCCAAATTTACTGCTACCTGATGATGGCAGCGAAGCAAGAGGGGATCATGCTTTTCAAGAATAAGACGACGGGGGAAAAGCATCAAGTCAACTTCGCCCTCGACGACGAGGCCCTAGACTATACCGAATCAATCCTCCAAAAGCTGATGAGGGTAAACGCGCACGTCAAGGGCGGGACCCTACCCGATGTCGTGAAGATCGACGATTGCAGGGGCTGTCCATTCTGTGCGACGCTCTGCTTTCCAGGCCAGGACTACGGGCCGGGGTTCTCGGTGATGTCCGACGCGGACCTCGAGGCCAAGCTCGAACGACGGGAAGAACTGGCCGAGGCCGCAGCGGAATACGGCGCACTAGACGACGAGATCAAGGATTCAGTCAGGGGTAAGAACCTTGTCGTGGGCCACTTCATAATCGAATCCAAGGAGATGGAGAGGAAAGCCTACGAGGTCAAGGGTGGAAAGTTTTGGCGAGTGAAGATAGAGAGAATATAAAATGGCGGCCGACCGAAGAACCTGTCCGCGAACCCCATCGCGGGCAAGCATAAAAACCTCCTTTCAGTCTCGTTTCGCTCCCGGCCGGCCGCTTTTCTATTAGGAAAATAAATGCCAAGAGGAAGGATACTTTTGAGGGCCGTATCTGACAGTCACAAACTTTCCCTATTGAAGACGGATACCGCCAGGCTTCTCTATTCTTGGCTGATCCCGCACGTCGATTACAACGGGAATTTTTCCGGCGATGCCGAATTCGTTAGGAATCAGGTATTTAAGCGGCTTAGAAAAACGGAGAAAGAGGTCGAGGATTGTTTGGCTGATCTGGAAGACAAGGGACTCATTCTTCGATATGAGGCGAACGGCGACAAGTTCCTTCATGTAGTATTGTTTGTAGAGAAGCAGCCGCACCTAAATCCGGACCGGGAATCTGAAGCAACAATCCCTTTGCCGCCCGGGAATAAGCGGCCTAAGAAAACGGCAAAGCCGAAGTTAGAGAAGGCCGAATTTGAACCGATAGACATGGAACTTGCGGCAACCATGGTATTGGAAATAGCAAAAAATAATCCAAAATTCATCAAGCCCGACCCGGACCGGTTAAAGAAATGGGCCAAGGATATTCGGATGATGCGAACCATAGACAACCGGGAACCTCGAGACATTCGGAAGCTGACCGAGTGGGCGCAGACCGATGATTTCTGGCGAGGAAACATTATGTCTCCAGCTAAACTCCGAGAGCACTTCGGCCAGCTTTGGACCAAGATGCACACAAAGAAGCCAGGAGAAAAGACCGCCGAAGAACTCGAAAGGGAAGATGAGGAAGCCTTGAAGGACCCGGGGAGATGAAAATGATTCCGAGAGATAAACTTATAGACGGCTTAGAAGAGAATGTAATTTTAAAGGGATACCGCGGAAGTATAGCGCATGGAACTTATGAAGAAAACACTACGCACGACGACAAGGATATTATGGGAATTTTTGTCGCGCCAGAAAATTGCATCTTTGGCATAGATAATATTGAGACCATTGACCGGGCAATTCCAGAGAAACTTTCCGAGAAGAGAACGGTTATTTGGGACATCGTTTATTATTCCATAAAAAAATTTCTCTCTTTAATTTTAAAACAAAATCCGAATGTAATAATGATGCTCTGGCTTGATGAAAAATACTATATCAAAAAAACTTTCCTTGGCAATATTCTTATAAGCCATCGCCTATCACTTTTATCTAAGCAGTGCTATCACTCATTTTCTGGCTACGCATACGGACAACTCCACCGAATGACCCATCATCAGCCGACCGGCCAAATGGGGGCAAAAAGGAAAGAGCTCGTAGACCGATTTGGATATGATGTCAAAAATGCGGGCCATTTAATTCGTCTTTTAAAAATGGGAATCGAGGCACTAACGACCGGCGAACTCCTAGTTGAGCGGCCGGATAATAATATGCTCCTAGAAATTAAGCGCGGGGAATGGCCGCTTCAAAGAGTCCTGGATTATTCGGATTCACTTTTCAGGTTAATGGAAGAAGCCCTTGTTAAATCCCCGCTTATCAGTCGAGTTGACCACGATTTTATAAATTGGCTTTGTATTGACATTACCAAAAGATTTTATGGGATAAACCCTAAATATACTGGAACGATGGCAATAATATGAAGAACACCGAGCGCGTGATCCTGGCCCTCGTCCTCAACGACGACAACCTAGCCTCACTACTCTTTGAGAACTGCGAAGAGAAATTCTTTGAGGGTGAAGAACACCGAGTTATCTACCGCGAATTGAAGGACTTACATGAGGGAAAGTGCGGCTGGAATTTTGTATCTTTCTACGACAATATCCAGGGTAGGGTCAAGGCCGAATACTACGCGACTTTCGCTGATGCAATCCTAGGGGTCCACGATCCGCGCGGCTTCCTGCTCCAGAATATCTTGAAAATAAAGCAAGCGCGGGCGAAAAAGAAGATTCTTTTTTGGGCCGCTGACTATGTGGAAAAGCCGTTCGTCGATTGGGATGAGATCACGGCCGCGGTAACGGGACTTTCCGTCTCTGGATTGAACCGAGAAAACCCAGACATGGAGGTAGCCCGCGACCGTTATCTTGAGTGGATCACGCGGCAGCAGACCGGGATCAGTCTTGGGTTTCCGACTCTCGATAAATTAACAGATACCTTTTGTTATGGTGAACTATTAAGTTTCATCGGCAGGACGACGACGGGAAAAACCTGGTTGGCCCTTAACGTGATACGAAATATCGCGCAGAAGAGTGCTACCACTATTGGCCTGTTCTCGATGGAGATGCCAAAGCCAGCGATCTTCGAGCGGCTTTTTCAACTTCATTACAACATGAATCGATGGGACGTGAAGGGCAAGATTTACGAGAAAGATTTCGTAGAGCATTTCATGTCCGAATTAGGCGGAATAAAAATTTATGAGAAAATTTATACGGTCTCGGAGATAGCCGCAATATCCGAGGCCGACGGCCTGAAGATCGTGGTCGTGGACTTCCTGGGCCTAATCCGTTCGGACATCGAGGGGAACCCTTACACCCAAACGACAAAGAAAATCACGGACTTGGCACAGATGGCGAAGGATAAGGACACCCTAGTGATTGTCTTGATCCAGCTTTCAAGGGAAGGCGGCGACGGGTCGATCCCCGTCAATATAACGATGTGCCGGGAATCCGGCGCGATCGAGGAGATCAGTCATTTCATCTATGGGATCTGGCAGCCGTCGATCAATCCGAAGAAGCGGGACAAGTGGGAAGGGAAGGTCTGCGTGAAACTCCTGAAGAACAAGCGGGGAAAGCCTGGCGGAATCCAGTGTTCTTTTGATTATCAGTCCGGAAGGATGGAAGAAATTCCGGGAGAATTGAAGGAGGAATAAATGGACCTAGAATCTATCGACGGAATTGCCCTTCTCAAAGATGGGAAGATAATCCATCAAAAGCCGATTATTACCATTCGCCCAAAGGCCGGCGAAACTTTCATGCTTAATTGGGAAATTTCTTTCGGCTACGGGGATATATCCAACTACCCCATGTATATGGAAAGAAAACCCGAGGTTAGGGCGGAGTCATTTAGTGTTCATATCTAAGATGAATAAAAACCGAAAGAAAAAAATCGAGCGCTTCAGGAACGCCCTAAGAGTATTCGCACTCTTAAAGTTGGACTATCGGATTTGTCGTGGGGATTTTGACTGTATGATAGATAAGTTTCTTCGCGGTGATACGTTAAGGATTACTACTAACATTGACCTTCAACCGAACGACATTATTTTTATGAGCGCCTTGGCTGGCGGTTCTATAGACAGGAAAACAGTCAAGCGAGTCCGGAATCTTTGGCGGGAGGAGAAGCCATGAGCGATAAACGAGCGATGCCGACTGACAAGGAAATGAGGGCGTTTCTAGAGGAGCAGAAATTTAGTAGTCCCTGCAATTCTTCACAGGAATACTACAACAAAATGCTCGACTCCATCCTGGCCGCGCTGGATAAAAAGGTGAACATCCCCTGGAAGGCAATTGAAGGGGCGGGAGAAGCGGCTGTCATAGCGGCAAGAATGGGGGGTGTTCCAGGTGTTCCCATTAAAACAATCCTTGAGTCGTGGGGAATTGAGGTTGTGGAGGTATTCAATGAATCTAAATGAAATGACGGCGTGGCTGAATTTGCAAAAAGTAGAGGAGAAAGAGTTTTATTCTTCGGTGAGTACCCTTCCGATTTGGGCGAGAAATGCCAATAGGGAATGGGCGAAAAAGAATGAACTGATCGACTCCATCCTTGCCGCGCTTTCGCAGCCGAGCGAGGAGGAGAGGAAAGAGATGCTTTATTTGTGGGAGAACCTAGGGAAACTATTTGTCCCGGGTAGTATTCCTGAACAATCGAGGGGACAACTTAGGGATTTCCCGGTATTTAAAAGAATCCGCGACCTCATCCTCGGCTATGCCCAGGAAAGAAAGTGAGGAATTATGAACAGACCCTTGTCGAAAACACAATTAAAAAGACAGTTAAATTATCTGAGGAGTATTTGTGGCCGGAGGATATATATGCCGGAATGTTATGGGTGTTTGCATAAATTAGGTTGCCGCCAAGCCTTGCGGCAGATTAATGAGGCAATTAAAGCCAAGCCGAAGTCGGCGGGAGGATGAAAGATGACCGAAAATTATGGTGATGCTGTCCGCCGTAGAAATGCTTTTGTTGAACGAAGGAAACGAATTGCGGAGGAATTTAAAAAGATTCATCCCGAGGGTTTGATTCCGGCAAATTTGAAAGAAGCCCAAGCATTTTTCAAGAAAAGAGAACGCGAAATAAAACTGGAAGAAAAATCTTCGGCGGGAGAATGAGATGGCAAAGGCGAGGATTAGAATCTGCAAATTGCCAAATGGTTTATGGAGATGGGAGTTGCGTACTTGGGGACCCCTCGAACTCTCCGGCATGGAATACTGCCATAGGTGGTTAGCCGTTCGAGACATGCACCGCGCCAAGCGTCTTATGGCCGAGGCGGAGATCAGGGAGGATTAGATGTCCGACGAACCGACGACGGAACAAATGTTGTCAGGTTTAGAAGCGATGTATTTTGTTTGGTTCTCAAATGGGCCAGAAGGTATGTCCACAGAGGGGCAACATAAAGAGATTTATGACGCCATCCGCCGCCGCATAGAGCGCAAGGTGAACAGGGAGTGGATTAGAAAGTGGACTAATTTTATTACAAAGTCCTCAAAATCTTATATGCAATCAGAATATATAGTCAGGACCATGCTCAAGGAACTCGGGCTGGAGGTGGGGGAATGAAAAAGGGGCAACGTAAATGTCATCGCTGTGGAAAAATTCATCAAAATAATTTCACTATTCAACATGTTAGGGAAAGAGGGAATGCAGTATATTTTAATATAGTCCCTGTCTGCAATAAATGTTACGACGACATAGAAACGAAGGGGATGGACCAATCCCCATATCCTTCACCATATAGTCCATGAGGAGGCATCCGATGAAAAATAGACCGGCAAAGAAAATCTTATTAGACCTTATCGACATTATCCCCCCATATCCTTGCGAAATATATTTGCGAATAAAAGATTGTCCCGGTATTCCAGGTTGTAGATTGGAGCCGGAATGTCCTTTAATGGACGAACTCCGCCGACTTGTGAGGGAGAGAAAAATATGAGAAAGAAAATAGCCTGGATTCTTACCCTTGCCTTACTTCTCCTGGCAGCAACCTGCCCGCCGAAGCCGCCGACACAGAAGATTCAAGTCCTGATCTGCAACTCATTCCCTGATTTGCCGGCGACGGAGGCGCGGATAGTCAACGCATATTGCCCATCGAGCCATTTTGCGGAGTACGTGAAAGGCCATGAGCCCGTCACGACCTGTACTCTCCACGTCAAACCCGAACCGCCGATCCCAGTATGCGATATCCCGTGGCCGGAGACGCATAAATTACTCATTTGGGAAGGTACGCTACTCAGTTTTCTCTCGACGAAAGAGAACGAGGAATTTACCTGGGCCGACATGGTAGCCTACGCTGACGCACTTGCCCAGGATGGGACAAATTGTATCCGTTCATTCAGCTTTTTCCTCGATGATGTTTACAGGGACGGGAAGGAATACTGGGTAAGTTGGAAACCCGCCGATGCTGAATATCGAGATATCATTCAGGCTCGGCTGAAACTTCTGGTCGACCGGAAGATCACCACCATCGTCAGCCTCGAACCCTACGGCGGGATGGCAACGGATTCCGAGTTGGAATGGATAATTGAGACCTGCAAACCTTTCCTGCCCTACGTGATATTTGAAACCTGCAACGAAAGCGGGGACATGGACCTCCATCGGCGGCTTATCGCCATGCTCAAGGCGAAGGGAATCCCGAATAAAAATATCATGCTTTATTACTGCGATAGCGGGGACTTCGCCGATTGCCTTGTGAATGAATTGAACGGAGAGGGCTTGGCTTCTCTCCACGGGGTTGGCAGCGTTGAGACAATTTTCGCACCGTGGCCGAAAGGTTGGGCGACGAGTGACGGAACCTTGGCCTTATGTAAATTAGGATTATTTCCATCATCCGATGGCGAAGATGCAGAACATAAAGCACTTGGATCGTTCTGGCACTGGTTGCCGGATCCCGAACCCGGTCGCCGTCCCTCGGCTGATCAGGCTTATGAGATTACTTCATGGGCATTAAAGAATTCTAGGGGATGGGAATTCTTATCGGCCGCTGGATTTTTGGAATCTGATCGGCCAAATTTGAAAAAGGCAATCGAACTCGGCCGGCCGGAGCGGAAGGCGATGAGGGCGGCTTATAACGAGGTGGTTCATTGATAATTTGTGGTGACGCCCTGACTGAACTCCGCAAGTTGCCGGATGAATCCGTCCATTGTTGCGTGACCAGTCCGCCATATTGGGCGTTGCGGGATTATGGGATGGCCGGACAGTTCGGCCTTGAGCCTACGCCGGAGGAATATGTCACCAAGCTGGTCGAGGTATTCCGTGAGGTGAAGCGGATACTGCGGAAGGATGGGACGCTTTTTTTAAATCTCGGAGATTCATATGCCGGGAGTGGTAAAGGTGGAAATCCAGAAGATTCTGAATGGGCGGGATTCATGGGCAATAAATCAAGAGAGAAATCCGCTCAAGCAAGTAGACCAATTATCCCATCTGGGCTTAAACCCAAAGACCTCGTGGGCATACCCTGGCGGGTAGCCTTTGCGCTGCAAGCCGACGGTTGGTATCTCCGATCAGACATCATCTGGTCAAAACCGAATTCCATGCCGGAGTCGGTGACGGACAGGCCGACGAAAAGCCATGAGTATATTTTTATGTTTTCTAAAAATGCCAAGTATTATTTTGACCAGGAGGCGGTGAAAGTCCCCCAGGTAGAGTATGAGCGATCCAGGCGATTACGAGAACAACGGCAAGGATTAGATTCGGTTTATCAACTTTCCAGGGACGGAAAGACGGGGTTGGCTGATCAGTCTGTTACGGGAGCTTGTCGAAACGTAAAAAGACGGCATGAACTCGCGGAGAAAGGTAATCGTAATATCCGTTCCGTTTGGACAATAACCACCAAACCCATGCCCAAGATTTTCGGGGCAGAGCACTTCGCCACATTCCCGCCGGAGATACCCGAACGATGTATCAAGGCGGGGTGTCCCAAGGGCGGGACGGTTTTAGACCCGTTCTTCGGGGCTGGCACGACAGGTCTTGTAGCCCTCAATCTAGGCAGAGATTTTATCGGGATAGAACTAAATCCCAAATATTGCGAGATGGCGAAGAAAAGAATCTATGGGGAACTTGAGGAGGCAACAGCATGACCATGAGAACCATCGAAGTTAGCCGAAAATGGGTTGCGGATCAGGTTTGGCAATTATGGAACTTCGACGGGACTTATCGAAAAAAAGAAAGAAAACTCCACGATGAAAAGAACGCCGGTTTAATTGCCGCCGTTATTGAAGTATTGCGACGGGCCGGTATAGAGGTAGTGGAATGAAGTCCACTCGCCAAAAAGGTCAGGACTTCCAGCGATGGGTAAAGAAGATACTGGAGGACTGGGGCTGGACCGTCCACAACCAGGGTTTGAACCATCGCCAGATATTCGACCGGAAGACTCACGAACTGATTTACGTCTCGCAGAGCCAGGACATCTTCGGCTGCATAGACCTTATCTGCAAGAAACCCGAGCATAAGACCCTTTGGATTCAGGCGACGGAGGATACCGGAAGGGCCAAGAAAGAAGCCGCCATGACTCAGGTTCCATGGAGCGAACTCGACGATGTTCAAATCTGGATGAAGAGGGAAGATGGTCATGTTGATATATTTCAACGAAAAGTCGAACCCGTTACGCCTGAATTCGAGATTACTTTTTATAAGGCAGACTTTCCATTACTAGGCAAGATCATCCGCCGGAAATTTTTCGCTTCGGCAGGGTGTCGGTGGGAGTTTTAAATATATTTTTTGCCTTATCTATTACCAGATTAGGGCAATAACATTTTAGGATAAGGAATCTTGCGAGTTTAATTTTATGAAAGGAGAAAAAGCATGAACATCCTGGACCTATTTAAGAATCCCATTGTATTGGCGATCCTGTCCGGTGTCCTGGGTATGCCCCTCTCGGCGTTGATCGAAATGGTCAAACGCGGACTCATCAAGTACGTCAAGGTCAATCCCGAATGGAAACCCCTCGGATATGTTTCCGGGGCTATTACGATCCTTGCCGTAGCTGCCTTCATCATGGTTCCCGCACACATCTTCACCGTCCCACTATGGTTACTGTATTCATTCATCGCCTGGCTCACGGCCAACGGATTCTACAAGGAAACGGCCAAGGCGCCGCAGGGAAAGTAAGGTCGTACATTAGGGGGCATTTAGCTTGCATCCAGACGCAGCGATTAATCTAGGTTTAGGAAAAGCAAATGCCCCCGCGTCGGCCCTCGATTCACCCGAGAGAGATTTGATGATCTTCGTTCTCGTTCGCCATATTCGGGATTTCGCCCGGAAAATTCGGCGGCCGCAGCCCGGGTCGAATCGAAAAAATGTTAGGGACAACAGAAGGATGGCTCGGCACGTTTACCGCCAAGCGCGGGCCTGGATTCTTGATGATTCGCCGGAGAGCCGGAATTCCTTTCCTGGGTTCGGATACATCTGTGGCGAACTTGGCTATGACCCGGACTTCGCCAGGAAGAAGATCCTTGCTTACGGCAGGAAGGTGAAAAATGGAACTTGGAAGCGACCGAAAAAGTTTTGAGATTTACGATATCTTTAGCTGCCCCAGGTGCAAAAACCATGAGTTCAATCTAGACAAAAAGCTGATGGACCAGGGTTACATTGGCACCTGCCGGGCGAGTGGACTTATGACCAAGAGCGTACCGGAATATGGGCTACACAAAGCCCCGCCGAGATGCCGGAATTTTGATAACGAAAGAAGATGAGGATAATTCGGGTTTTTCCCCGCCGAACAAATGCTACTCCTGACGATGAACTTGTCCGGGTTAATTGCCAACCAGGATTATTTGATGAGGCTGATGAAATTCATATTTCCGTGGCCTTTACTTGGGATATTCCGCTTGCCAAGAAACTTGAGAAGGCATGGCGATCGGTAGCCCCGATTAAGATCGGGGGTCCAGCCCTTGATGATCCCGGTGATGAATTTGAACCAGGAGTGTATCTCAAAAAGGGATATGTCATAACTTCCAGGGGATGCCCGAATCATTGTTGGTATTGCTTTGTTCCTAAAAGAGAAGGCCCGATACGAAAATTGGAAATCAAAGATGGATGGAATGTCCAAGACAATAATCTCTTGGCTTGCTCAGATGAACATATCAAAAAGGTTTTTTCCATGTTAAAAAAACAACCCCGCAAAGCGGTATTCAGCGGGGGATTCGATGCCCGAAGATTGTCCCCCTGGGTCGTAGATGATTTGATTGAACTAAACCCCGAGCAAGTCTTTTTCGCATATGATAACCCGTCCGACCTTGAACCCTTGGAATATGCCGCCCTCTTATTCGTAAACGCTTTTCCCTTATCGTCTAGGGTTTTGAGGTGCTATGTTCTATGTGGATATAAAAACGATTCTTTTGAAAGTGCCGAGATCCGCATTGAAGAAACAATACGACTTGGCTTTCTTCCATTCGCCATGCTTTATCGGGATGAAAAAAATATTCCCGATCAAGAATGGAAACAATGGATACGAACGTGGACAAGGCCGGCGGCGACTATAACCGAAGCAAAAAAGCGCGGGTGGATAAAATGAAAAAACGTCAGCGCGAAGAACGCAAGGAAAAACTCAAAGATTGGATGGCCGGCAAGCGGACCTGGAATAAGGAGCATCCGGCCGAGGCCATGGAGAAGCGGCTACAGAACCTTCTGGATCGGGAGGTCCGGCTAAAGAACCTATGGCAACGTGAGGAAGTCCGGCACGAAAGGAAGGAAATCAAAAGACGGTTGCGGCTCGAGCGGAAGGCGTTGAAGGAAGCCAAAAAGAAAGTAATCGAGAAGCCGAAACGCGGGTTCTTCCGTTGGCTCAAGGACCGCTACGATCATCTGATAAAAACGAAACTCAAGGCGGGGAGGTGAGTTATGGTCTGGATAATTATTTGCAAAATTATTTGTGCCGCCATGATTCTAAGCATTGTGTCGGCGATTATTCTTTTGGCCCTTGCACTATCCAGGGCCGGGAAGAATAACTAATGAAAGTCCGGTGCCCTAATCCGTGGTGTGAGGACGGCTGGATATGGTTCGACAAGAAGAACGGCGGCAGTGTCGGGAAGTATAAGTGCGAAAGATGTCACGGAGAAGGGGAAGTGGAAGAGGATACCCTGTCCGACGAGGAAAGGAGGGGGAGAAATAAATGATGAACTTCAACCAAACGCGAATCTTATTCTTCCGGGCGATCTGCGAACTGGTCCGGAGGGCCGCGGAGAAGGGGATAGAACTAATGCCGTTTCGGTTTTATGCGACCCTTGAGGAAGAACTGAAAAATTTCATGGGGGGTAAATCACAGATTGATCCCACAAAACGACCGACGAAACATATGCTCTGGCTGGCGATAGATTTTGTGATTATAAAATTGGGACTGGCAGTTTGGGACCGGATTCCCGAATACGAGATCCTGGGCGAGATTTGGGAAAGTCTCGGCGGTAAATGGGGGGGTAGATGGGTAACTCTCAATGATCCGTTTCATTTCGAGTATTCCGATATAATGGAGGTCCTCTATGGCAACGGAAATAATTGGCCCTATCCTTCAACTGGTCCTGGCGCTGCTTCCGATCCTAAATAAATCGGAGGTTGACCGGCTGACGGACGAAATCAACAAACGCGAAAAGGAGTGGAAAGATGACGAACAGAAGATTCTGGCGGAGATTCAAGCCGCTGGTACTATTTCTGAGCTTAACGCTATTATCGCTAAACTTCTTCACCGGGTGTCGGGTTAAACCCGAGCTGATCCCGCTCGGCGATTGCCGGATCGTCGGGAAGGTTTGGGATGGGAAGGTGGTATGGGAGGTTGGTGAGGGGCCGGAGAAGAACGCCTTTATCGTGACGCCAGCCTTCTACTATAAGTTCGCCTGGGCGCTTGCCCAGGTAGATATCCTGCAATTAGAACTAGAAAAGTGCCGGGCGAAGCTGGATAAGAAATAAAACCCCCATAAATCGCGTCAGGTTGACCCAGGATCGACGATCTCCCGTGACAATACCTGCTCTCGGCATTGGCAAAATATAGTCTTACCCTGATGAACCTGATGATTTTCCCCCTTTTGAGCCTAAAGCCTAATCATCAGCCCTAGCCAAGTCCCTATTCGGGCTTTTCTTCGTCCTCTTTCTTCTCGGGCAGGTCGAATTTCAAGATGTTCTCGATCAGCGTCAGCAAATTGTGATAGGCTTCGGCCTTGCCTGCGGCGTATGCCTTTTCGACCTCATCCGCCTTTTTCCGAAAGAGGGAAAAGATTATATTCGAATTGCCGTGGTGCTCGAGGAATGGCTGAATGACTTCCAGCCATCCCTTCGTGGACACGGTTACTTTTATCAAGTCCACCATCGGCTTCATGCGCTTCCGGTGTTCTTTTAGAAGTTCGCTCGGGTTGTTTGCGAATTTCTCAAACTGTTTTTCTGTCTCGGTTTCTTCCTGGTCATAATTGAAAATGGACCTTGTGATCTTCATTCCTTACTCCTCTGTCATCGGCTGAATCGGCATTTCCCGGGGCGTCCCACCCTGACCCTGCATCATCCCCGGCATCGGCCCCATCTGGCCTTGCTGCATCATCAGTTCCTTCATGGCCGCCTGTTGAGCGTTCATCTGTTGTACCCCCTCCTGGACCTGGCCCTGGGCCTCCGGACTGAGCATCGGCAGGATCTCCTTGATGTTCTTCTGGCCGAGTTTAATGAGCAACTGCTTAATGAGTGCGATATGGTTGACCATCGGCATCTTAATCAGTCGGTCAAACGCCTGCATAAACATATTCAGGTTCATCTCTTTGAGTGACGCGATGGATTCGGTCATCGGTTGGACCTTAAAGAATTGTTTCACCTGTTCCGGGTCCATGGCGTAGAATTCATCAGCATGGTTCTGTTCTCCCACTATCGCTTCGTAATCTGCCCGGGGTAGGTATTCCCGGAGATAGACTAGGAGCCGCTTACAGGCCGGCTGAAGGATATAGGAGTCGATTTTACGGAGAACCCATTCGTTCCTGCCCTGGGCCGCCTGCTGGAGCCGGATAATGCCCGAGGCCGTCTCTCGGCGCTTCGGGGTGGCCCCTCTCGCGTAATCCCACATATTCGTGACGTTCTGCATATCGTACTGAAGGCTGCTTTCCTCTTTGTAGCTCGAGGCCGTCACGTCCGTAACCGGTAGTTCTTCAAGAGCCTCTTTGTTCGTCGTGACGATCACGTTGCCCGGCGCCGAATAGAGGGTTGAAAGGTCAACCTCTCCGGCGAGAATGTCGTAGATGAACAGCTTATTGAGGATCAGCGAGATATTGTCCCGCCGCTGTGATCGCAGGATATTCAGTTCTTTCTGGAGCGGCTTGATCGACTCTATGAGTCCGAACCCGAAAAACTCGCCGGGAGCTCCGGTCATCCGGCAATCGAGCATCGGAAACTTGTGCAGGAAGGGTTTCGCTTCGTTCTTCGTCGTGTCTCGAATGACTGCTCGGCGGCCGCCGATTGTAACCACCTGGCCGTCGAACATACAATCCAAGAGCTCAAGCCGCTGAGTCTTCGGGTCATAGTAGTTTCCTATGGTCGAGATCCCAACCTCCTGGAGCAGTTTCGTCACCTCGTCCGTGTCGCTGTATCCGCCCAGGGATTCATCGACCCCCCTGTATTCGCCCTTCTTTTCTTCTTCCTTGAGGATATTGAGCGATTCCCAGGACTTCTTAATCACCCAGTTCATCCTCGAAAGTCGCTTTACATTCGGTTCCGGAAAAACGTCGAGCGTGGACGGAGTATCAAAGTGCATCGTCTGAAATTTATTGCCACCGTCCAGGATCGGGTAGTTGACCAGATAACCCACATTGAAAATATTGCAGTTCTTGATTAACTCCTCGAACTCGAGAACAAACTCGCAGGATTCGTCCGTCAGTGCCCAGTGGATTACCGCTTCAAGTTCCTGACAAAGTTCGGAACTGATTGCCCGGATACGCGGCTCAAGTGAATAGATGATCGGGGACGCCGTGATCGAGAGCATGAAATAGGCGGTCGAGTCCTCCATGAAGGCGAAGGTGTAGGGAACGAAGATGTCATGCTTATAGACCTTTTCGCCGCCCTCTTTGTAGCACTTATATAGCTTGTAGTTCTCCCGGCCCTTATCGAAAAAGGCTTTACAGTAACTTTCCGAGGCATAGAATCTCTGGAGCCACTTTTTAAGTTCTTCGATGTTTTCCGCGTTTTGTGCCATCGTAGGTCTCCTACAAATAATTCTGATCCGCCCATTTCTGCTTCAGGTTTTGTTGGAAGGACGCTATCGCCTGGCGGTCAACTGGACGGATATTTGAATTCAGGATATATTTTGAGCAATCAAGGTAATGGTCATTTACCTTTTTCATCCGGTCCTTGGTTCCTTTTTCCTCACGCGCCCGCAACGAGGCCCAGGAGTCCCAGGTCGCGTTTTCAATCTCCGTGATAAACCCTTCGCAGTTCGCCGTGATATGGATTCGCGGCTCCGGGTAATCGACGAGCATATCCCTGAAGGTCTGGAAGAAAGCATTGAAATCGGAGTTCCCGTCCCGGAAGAAAAGTCCGCAATCCCTGAAAATTTTGCCTATGGATGCCTGGCCGACTGCCCGGAATTCGATCTTCGAGGATCGGGGATCGATGAACCTAGCCGTGATCCGTTCCTTGGCTACGGCCTCTATCCGCATGATCTCGGCAGAAACCTCTACGGTCGTCATTTGCCGGTCTTCGGTGAGAAAAACGAATTTCTGTTCCCGGTAGAACCACCAGTGTTGCCTTTCATCGGCGGCGGCCCAAAGTCCGTAATGCGGTATCTGTGGGTGAGGGTCAACCGCCATCAAGCGCATCCAGGAAAGGGGAAGATCGGCGGGAAGGACAACGTGCTTATCTCGGCTGAATTTGCCGAAGACCCGACCGTATTCCCTCGTGTATTTGCCATAATAGATTCGGAATACATCGTCTCCGCGGCCCCTTGTTTTCAAGTCCTGGATATCCTTTTCGAGTTTATTTTTATTCAGGTATGGGTTCGAGAAAGACGAGAAATTGAACGCCGTAGCCGATTCTGTCGGTTTGTGAAGCAAATGTTCATACATCTCGAGGAATTCGCTCGTTATGTTGTGGATTTTGGGGTCGGGGACTGAGCCGATGAAAAGGGCATCGCCGTTGTAGTCCATAAGTGTCGGCCTGATTGTATCGAACCAAACCGTCCACGGGATCGTCGGAAATTCGTCAAAAACTACAAAATGAAGACCGGCACCAAGAAGGGTGATCTCGTCTTGGGTGCCGAGAAATTCTATGAGGCTCCCGTTTTTGAGTTCAACATAGTGGCGGTCGTCCCGGACCTTAGAAATATGCTCTCGGGGCAGATAGTGGAAAAGAACGCGCCAGGCGATCCGGTACGCTTGATCCTTGGTCGGCGCGATGTACCAAATTCGGGCGTTCGGAATCTCGATGGCCCGCTTGACGATCTCGTTCACGGCCAGGATTGTCTTGCCAAATCTCCGACCGGCTATGCACATAACCAAGTTCCCGCTGCAAAACGGGCGCAGTGCGGTATGGATTTTTAGCTGGTCCGGATGGGGTTCGTACTCAATCTTCATTTCTTATCAGTCTCCGGCTCTTTCTTCCAGGTAGCCTTGTCATCCGGCGGGGTTTTCTCCGTAGTAACCTTCTGTGCCTTGGCCCGCAGTTCGCGGATAAGCAATATGTTCTTTGTCAGATTTTGGTCCCTGAAAAGATTCATAAAATACTTAGCGCCCTCTGCGCGGGCTTTGTTGTTTGAAGAATGAAGGCAGATTTTTTCATACAGTTCGACGGAAGCGCAGGCACATAGGTAAAATTTCTTCTCAAATCGCTCCATAAGTTCTTCTGCGGTTTTTTCCCCCAGTCCCTTGAAAAGATCATCCGCAAATTTTATGTCTGCCGGCTCGTCTTTGATTTCAGTCACCCACTTCGATTCCGTCACTGTTTTTTCCTTAAATTTCTAAGCATAAATTCGGTCCTCCCGAGTTCCCGGGCCTTCCGAACGGCGTAGTCAATCATGTCCTCCCGCCGCTGGTCGTCCGGGGCGTTCTTATAGGCCGCACTTTTAATGAGGTTTCCGAGTACGGTCTCGATCCGCCCTCCCGTTACCTGGAGAAGTTCGTCATATTCATTCTTGGTTAGTTCCCGGTCCTTGATTTTATTGTCTATCAGGCCGATCCCGATTCTGAGTCTCGACAATTCTTTATCAACATCTGTGCCAGCGATGGGAGATGGATTTAGCGGGGAAATAAGTCTCGTCAACCAAGTACCAGGTTTCTCGATTGGCTTCCCATAAATGTCTCTTTTCGGAAGATTCGTCTTAGAAAGAAAGGGAATTCTTAGTTCTACCGTATCTAAAATATTTCGGGCATCGCGTAAAAGCGGGTCGGCAGAATCCGCAATCGAGCCGATAAGATTTGGGATAACGCTTCGGGCATAGTTTTGTAGCCATTTCTCGCCGTATCTTACGGGGTCAGAAGTCATATTGGCAAAGTTTAACGCGCCCTGCATGAAAGTTTTGTTTCCGATATTTTTTGTTATTGATTGACCAATCTTTCCAACGAAATCCCTTTTTTCTCCGGGGTGCATTTTCTCGGTCAATTCGGCAAAGTCCGCGATAAGGCCGATAACGGTTGATGCTGGTTCGGCCCAACCATAGGGCCATGATTTACCAAAAAGTTGAACCGCATAGGGCTTATGAGTTTGGAGCCAGACTCTCCGTTGCGCCGGATCGCGTGGACCGCCGCCAGTTATCTTGCCTTCTCGGGCCGCAATAAAGGTGGTGATTGCCGTCATCGTCCCTAGTCCGACTTTTGCCAATTCCGTAGATGCCTGTTCGCCCTTGAAGTCTCCCTTAATAATTTTGTATATGACGCGAGGAAGGTTCATCGGCGTTCTTTCAAGTCCGGCTTTCGTAAGTTTTATAAGGACTTGGACAAATGGAGTAATGGCTTCTAATTCCGGCATATTTCGTTTAAGATTGATGTATGCCTTCCCCCGCTTTCCAAGTGCGTCTTGAAATGTTCGGTATAGAGCCTCTCCCGTTGCGTGTTTAACCATTTCCTCTGGTGGTTCGGATAGTATTTCGGCAACACGATCCTTAAACCCGGAACGAGTAATTTTCCCGGCCTTCAAATCACGGCCAGCCTGTTTCCATGCCTGACCATAAAGGTCGGAAGTCGAAATAATACCTTTGAAAAATTCGTCAGCCGAAACTAAGAATCGCCCCGGCGTTCCTATGAGTGTCCCCGGCCAACCCTTTATCGGTTTTGCAAATCCAACCTCAATCTTTGAAGCCTGCCCTGTTGAAATTTGATTTTTCCAGGCAAAAAGCATCCTACGAGTGCCTTCTGGTATGCCTTTCCATATTCCGAACAGTTCAGCCATAGCCTGACCGTAAGTCGCTTCTCTCGGAGTTCGCGTAACTATTGAACGCGGAATTTCCGCAGTTGCCGTCAAGCCCGTTAAAATGGGTTTCTCTATTAGCATCATAAAGTTTCCGGTTATATTTCTTGCCTGCGTGGGGATAGCAGACAAAAGAAACATCTTCCATACCCAAGTGATTTTTTCTGGAGTGGTAGCCTTCTGTAAATCCCTCAAGAGTTTGACGACTTTTACCGGGTCCTCAAAGTCAATCGTCGCAAGCATCTTCGCCATCTTCTCCGTGATCTCGCGGCCGCCGAGAACATCCAAGGCCGCTTTGTAGTTCTTGCTCTTTAGGTATTCTTGACTTCTGTAAACTTTGCGCATGATCCCGAGTGACCGACCGACATTGGCGATCCCACTAGAAATGTCGGAAAGCATCGAACCGCCCTTTTCGATGGCGATTTTTAGGCGGATGAGGTTTTCGTCCGTAGGGTTGGCAACATATTCGGCCCGAACCTTATTGAAATCTTCGGCGAGTTTTACAACGGTCTCTTTGCAGGCATAGACGAACCCCGGCAACCTGTCTGCCTTGACCCCGAATTTCGCAGCGATATCCTCAATCCCCATCTTGTCCGCGATCGCCTTGGCGACCCCCGCTTCCTGCTCCCAGGTCCTTCCGCCAGCTTCCCGAGCGTTCCGAATTCTTTGCTGATGGAGCTCGGTCAGTTCAAGGATCGTCTGTTTTACGCCGTATGCCTCTGCCCCGGCATCCTGGAGGGTCGGTTCTTTCGTTATGACCTTTTCGAGATTGATGTTCTCGGCGAATTTGGGGAGTTTCATGCCGTAGAGAAGTCCGCCAGCTTCGGGTCCGCCGCCCATCCCTGGGGCTTTCGGCGGATTTACGATCCCGCGGTCAAAACTACTCCCGACTTTTTCCGCGGACTCAACGGCTGCCGGCGCCTCCTCGTAAATCCCCTGGACTCTTGCGAATTCCTTGTCCGATTCCGTCAGGGGCTTACCCGTAGCAATCTTCTCATTGAGGACGGTCATCCTGGCCTGTGTGTCGGCCTCCCGCGCAGGCGCGACCGTTTTAGACATCGGGGTTTTCGTCCGTTCGGGAAAATGTGATGGTCTAAGTTCTTCTCTCTGTCTCAAAACTTCTTTTGCCCCAGGCCAACTATTCATCACGTATTCTTCTAGCTTGTTATCTGATAAACTTTTAAAAAATGCTATTGATCCTTCTCCGGTAGTTGCGGGAACCGTCCGAGTTCGGGTCGGCTTTTCAACCGCAAGTTCGGTCGTATCCTTGACCAACTGCTTTATCTCAGCGACCGCCGCGGCCTTCGTTTTCTTGCCGGTCTTGACTTCGTTACTAATCGCCAGGACCTTCTCACCGTCCATGAAAGTGTTCATCTCGAATTCGGCGATCTTGTCAGATGGCATTTTCGTGGCCGCCAGGAGGTCTTGCCGGATCTTCGCTATTTCGTCCGGGATTTCCTCTATACCAGGCGGTATCTCACCCGTCTTGATTGCTTTACGCGACTTAATCCTATCCCATTGGAGGGCATCGGTCAGTGCCGACTCGGTTTTGAGTCCAAGCGAGTCCGCAACGATGTCCATGGTGTAGGAACTCTTGGCATTTCTGAGTGGCCTGGGGATGGATAGATATTCTTCGGTTTTTGCCGCCTTACCAGCGACCTTGTAGGGCCGAATTCCCTGCCCGTTCGTCACGTCCATGACCTTACGCCAAATATCGGGAGCATCGGCGGGGATAAATCGGTAGATGTTTTGCTTCGGCGCGATCGCTTCTTTGACCCTTGCGATCTGCTCGATTGGTGCCGTCATCTGTGCCTGATCGGGAACCTTCTCGATCTCCCGCCAGACTTCTTCGGGGAGATTCGGAACGTCTCGAGCCGCAAGTTTTAATTCGGTTCCGGATACGGGTCTGCCGTTCAAAAGTTTGTGACCGAGTTTAAAAAGTAGCCCGGTCAGAAGAAGATTTCCGCCGACCCTGATAGCGGCCTGTCTTTCGGGGTCTGAAACTTGCTGTGCCGCCACGTCCACCGCCCCACCGACTACGGCAAAGGGAGAGGTTAGGACTCCGGCGACTTTCTGGCCTACAGGAGTCTGCGGTTGATAAGTCAGGACCTTTCCGATCTCGCCGCCGAACTTCTCTGCATCCTCGATGGAAACTCCGCGGCCACCTGTTTTCCAGATATCAAAAAGTCCCTTTCCGATCGTTCCGGCCAGGCCCACGATGCCACCCGGGAGGCTCGTTACGGCCGATGTTACCCCTTCCTGGACGCCCCGTACAGCTTTCTTCGCGCCTTCTGTCACGTCCTGAAGCCCGTAAACAATCTTTTCGCCAAGACTTCTCCCCTTCTTTTCTTCCTCAAGGATCATTGGCTTGTTCTTGAAATAGAAATCCTCGAACCCCGGCGGTGGGGTAGGGGATACCGCTGTTGGTTTAGGGGGCACTTCCTTTTTCTTGTTTTGAAAGTAGAAGTCCTCGAAAGATTGAAGATCGGCCATGTTACCTACCGATACTTGCCAGGTATTTCTGCCATGCCATTTTCACCAGGGATTCGGGTTCATTCGGATATTTCGCCCGGAACGCCGCGTATTCTGCGGCTTTTTGGGCTGCGCCGGACTGATCCAGGCCGTTCGGGATCTGTGCGACCGCCGCCTTTGCCTTGTCGAATAACTTCCCGACTCCCAGGCCATCCACGAACTCCGCGAACGATTTCCCGGTCTTGGCCTCAACATTTGCCAATTCATTCAAGAGTTTATCGTTGACCGGCTCAAACGGCTTTGTGGGCCTTAGTCTGTACTGTTTCTCAGTGTCCGAAACGACCTTGTTCCAGTCGTCGATCCCCCTGTTTATCATCGAGAGCATGAACTGATACCGCTTTTGCGGGTCTTTGATGTACTGACCCTGGGCAACAGCATCCACGTCCGATCCAGCAGAAAACAGATTGATTAGGTTCCCCATAAGTCCCTGTTTTCCCGTTCGGAGATCCGCCAGATATTTCGCGCCGGCGAACTTGAAATTCATCGCATCCTTAACTGCCGTCTGATAGGAGCGGAACTGCTCATCGGAAAGTCTTTGCTTTTCAAGTCCACGACCCTCCTCCCTGTGTGGTCCAGCCGCAGTTACGCCTTCATAGGTTATGCCCTCAACGTCCAGGCCCGCAGCCTTTGCGGCATCCATCGTTTCCCGAATCCAGGCAGCCGTCTGTTGAGGCGTCTTTTCCCCGAGCTGCTTGTAGAATAGTTCGATCTGCTTCTGTGTGTCGTATTTTTTGAGTTCCATGGCGTTTTCGTATTCTTTCTGCGCCATCTTTATTCCGAACTCTCTCTTGATTCCCGCCTGCTGTGCCTCGGGGATATTCATTCGACGTTCCGGGACCTCCGGGAAAGTATAAGCCGCCCCGCCAGTCGTTTCCCGTTGTTCTGCTGGCACCTTCGGGACCGTGGCTGCTCTTCGAGCTTGCCCGAGGATTTCCTGAATCCCCGGTTCGTTCTCGATCCTCAGATTTTTGACCATCGCTTCGCCCTCGGGAGTGCCGATAAGTTCCAGCGGGATTTGGTTTTCCAGAATCGCCTGAGTAAAACTTGCCGCTGCCTGTTGCCTTCGCCTTTTTTCGTTTATCCCCATCATCGCCCCCTGTGCGATTTGGTTGGGGTTGAACGTCTCCAAAAATGATTGCCAGAAATTCGGCTTCGGGGGTAAATATTGAACTCCTCTTTGGTAGGATGGCATGGCTTACCTCCTGGCTTCGAGTGCCCTGACTTTCTCCGTGAGAACCTTAAACGCAGCGTTGAGACATGAAATGTACTCGTACAGCCCGATCATGTTCCCGTCGAACAACTTGATTTCTTCCGGGGCTTCCTCTGCGATGAGTCCGACATGGAGTGGAACGGTATCGGGTTCATGCGTGTATCGGTACTTGAAGAGCGGGACTTTCTGGAGGTTCTCGAAGATTTTCTGCTCCTCTTCCTTGCTGAGATTCACGATGTCCTTTTTCCATTTCTTTGAAGATGCCGCTATCTTTGCCGCACCGAGTTGACCGCCAGCACCGAGTAGGGCCGCCAGCACCGATCCCCATTGGTTCTGACCCTGCTGCGCTATCGGTTGGAATGCCTGGTAGCCGAGTAGGTTTGCCGCATTACCAAATGGAGCCATGCTTTCCTGTTTTGCTCTCAGCCAATCCTGGTAGGCTAGACCGCCCGCCTGCTGTTTTTCGGCGCGGTTGAGGATGTCGCGTTGTGTCAAGAGGTTTCCACCGCCGAGAATGTCTTGGAGGATCTGGCTCGAGATTCCCTGCTGTGTCGTTCCGAGTCCGGCAAGTCCGCCCGCTGCGGCCTGCCTTGCGGCTACGTCCTGATTGAACCCCTCGAGATTAAGTCCGGACAAAATCTGATTGAGCGAGTTCGAGGTTTCGTTTGCCAACCTTGCCTGGGCGATAGAGTGACCGCCGCCAAAGTATCCTCCTCGTTCGGAGAATTTCTCCGCGAGTTGTCGCCGCATCGTGTCGTAATTCTGTAGCGCCCCGGCCTTGGTCGCGTTATAGACAGCACTCCTGAACGGTTGGCCGGTAGCACCAACCGCCCCGCCGAGTACGTCCTGGTAAAACTGGTTCGCCGGCTCGATCGTTTGAAGGCCAGTCGGGTTCTGCGTGTAAAGCTGTTTGATCGCATTGAGATAAAGATTCTCGTATTCGTTGACGGGAATGTCCCCGGTATAGCCGAAGGTTTCGAGCATATTTTCCGGAAGGTTCTGAGGCCCTTGGGTACCTACCCCAACTTCTTCGTCTCCGAAATAACCGCCGAAGCCCTCCTCGCCTGTGCCACCCGGAACGCCCGCCTGCTGCTCAAAATATTGATCCCAGTTGCCTCCGGTGTTCGGTGTGAGGCCCCAAGCCTTAAACTGATCCCAGGTCACGGGTCCCGTCGCTTGGCGATATCGATTCTTTACGTCGGCTATATCCTGCCAGCCGTAATAGGGATTCCAGGCCGCAGCCTCGATCCCGCCCCCCATCGGCCAGTCCTCGGACCGATACCAGTTCTGCTTGACGTTGCCGGATGCCGGATCTCCAGACCCCCGCCAAACGTCCGCGATGTTCTGGACATTCGACGGCCACCAGTCAAAACCGCTATTGGCCGGGTCAAAGGGCATATCCCATTCGTATTGACCCGTAGGCCCCAAATATTGACCGGGGATCTTACTCTCTATCTGAGGTTGTGTCGTCTGCGGTGAAGCCGGATTTAAAATCTGGCTGGAAACGCCCTGTCTGCCGTACATCGAATACGGATTGTAGCCCCCGGGAGCTCCTCGGTATCCACTAAGAACATTTGATGCTGCGTAAGCCATGGTCGGCCTCCTCTTACCTAGCCCTACTCGAAGATTTCGGGTAGTTCCCGGTTAAGCCGTAGAGAAATGGGGAAACGAGTGGATTTGTATATTGACCAGCAAGTAACTCAGGTATTGTCGCCGGCTTCGGTTTCGGCGGTTTCTTACCGCCGCCGCTGGTATCTCCACTACTGTCACCGCCATTCCCACTTCCGCCACCCCCGCCGCCATTCCC